TATAAATACCTGAGTCCCCCCCACTAAAGTCTGTCTTATTCCTTACCAAAACAACATGGCGTTTCGAAGTCGTTATTCGAGTCGCTCCCGCCGGAGGCCTCTCAGAAGGCGCTACCGAAAAATCCGTCGATCCTTTCGTCGTGGTGCACGCCGCTATATGCGACGGAGTATGACACGTCGTAAAGTGGCTGATATTGCTTCTACGAAATGCAAGGATAATATGTTAGCCTTACCCCTAACTGGAGATCTCGGCACACCCGGGGTCGCCGGAGAGGCTGCAATCGTCCAAGGTGCATTCATTTCGGGTTACCTATTCTGTCCTACCGCTCGAAGTTCGGAATGGACTGAGGGTGAGAGAGAGGTTACTAGGCAACAATCCCGAGTATTTGCTCGGGGTTACAAAGAGCGGATAAATATTGTCACAAGTGACAGCACCAACTGGATATGGAGACGCATTGTGTTCAGTACACATAATCGCCTATGGGAAGCCTTTCCCCCTGGTACTGTGGAGAAGTACTATGAAGGTGGAACTGGCGTGTTTCAGCCAGGTCAGACCCGCGCCATGTGGAATTTTGCGCCCTCTCTTGGCGGTGCCCCCGCTGCGGCTGTGAATTACGCCGTCTTTGAGGGTGAACGAGGCAACGATTGGCTGAATTTTATGAACGCCACTACGAATAAAAAGTTCATTAAGGTCATGAGCGACGTTACCCAGAAACTGGAGGGCACAAATGACCGCCCGCGTCAATACCACTTCAACAGGTGGTATCCTTTCAATAAGAATTTTACTTATAATGAAAAGGAGCGTGGAGACACCAAGCCTAGCCAAGACTACCAGAGCAAGTTCTCGTCCAACGAGATAGGCAGCATGGGTGATGTTTATGTTTTGGATTTGTTTAACTCCGCGAACGGAGAAGTCGGAAACCAGTTAGGGTTTCAGTGTCACGGAACCTACTATTGGCATGAAAAATAATCAAACGAGATTACTATATAGTGGGCTATGGACATACACGAATAAACAATTTGCTTCCAACCACTCTCTATCTGCACCGTGCTGTTCGCGTGGGTCGTCATTTGCGACCCATATTGCGGGCTTACCCCAGTGAATAAGACGTTTCCCTTTGTACTTATCTGTGGCGTAGAATTGGGCCTGATGACCAAGCCACCACTTGTATTGTGGGAAAAACTGGATACCGCCGTTTATGTCATCGAATACGGCGTAGTTAGCTCCTTGTAAAGGCTCGTCCAATGAGAATAGGCCACCGAAGTATGCGTGAGAGCCGTGGCTTCTTGCCCACAGTGTCTTCCCCATCCGACTCGGACCATACAGAACGAGGCTCTTCTTCCGAGTACCTATAATTGGTTAGAATCCCAACTTATTTCCTCATCCCCTTCCAACTATATAAATCGGGGCGCGCGGCGAAGCGCGTCCCTGGGGTGATGCACTCACCTACATTAAGTTCGTCAATTGATCCTTGTACCCAAGCGCTAAGCTCTGGAAATGGTCCAAGAGAACCCTCCAGCTGATCGTCGTGTTTGTATGGTGCTGGATCATCTCGATACATCCAATCGGCATATTTGGAAAGGCTGTTAAACGAGGTACATAAATCTCGTGGAGCATGTTCCAAAAGCAACTGGAAAAACTCCTCTCGACTCTTTGCAGCTGTGATATCATGCCATCGATCATGTTTTGCAGGTATTGGGCCTGCATCTGGTCTCGATAATCCCCCTGCCACAATGTCACCATCTTTGCACGCGTAGTCGAAGCCTGCTTGTGGTGTAGAGTGCGTAGGTGAAACATTTGGGTGGCAACCGTCAACATCAAAAATGTCGGCCCTTCTAGATCGGAATTTTCTCCCGAAATCGATAAAAGAGTGTAAATGAGTTCCACCATCAGCATGGGCTTCTCGCGCGATGATGCATTCTCCTCGAAGTTCTGCAATGTGATGCACAACTGACCAGGGGTCGAGCGTGCCGCACTGAGCGTAGGTGAGTAGCGCGTACCGGGCATTGAAGCTGAATGTCATGTGACTGGTTCCGTTGGATTATAAAGTTTACTCCAACGGAACGTGGAACCAGGGCACACCTGCAC